TCCGCCACTACCTTGAGGCCCGGCGGTGACCGTTCGGCGCTTTACATTCCGCGGGTGTTTTTTCATCGGCGCCAAGTACCCGCTGAGCAACGCACTTGAGTGGAAGCTGCAGCGAGACCTGGAGATCGAAACGCTCAAGCAAAGCCTGAGCATGGTCGCCCGCGACGGGGATTGGCTGCGGTGGGCGGAGGCGCGAGGCGAGGTGGACGGGATGCTGCCCGACCACCTGCGCGAGGCGTACCTGCGAGTGATGCAGGGGGTGCCGTGCCCTACCAGCTGACGTTTGTGGACCAGGCCACCGGCACCCCCGTGATCACCCTGTGGCGCGAGCGGTTCCGGTTTTACGTGGGTGAGCTGCATTTCCACCGCTGCCCGGAGTGCTACGAGGACGGGCCGTGCATGATGAACTGCGAGTGGGAGCCGGAAATGAGCGAGGGCGACGAGCCGATGCGCGGCAGTCACTGCCAGTGCGACGCCTGCCGGGTAGCCCCATGAGCAGCTGGAAAGCCGAAACCCACTTGGCGCGTGAGGTCCAGGCGTGGCTCGCGGCCCAAGGGTGGGACGTGTACCCGGAGGTGGAGGGCTACGGCGGCAGGGCTGACCTGGTCGGCGTCCAGGACGGGCTGGTGTGGGTCGTGGAATGTAAACGCACGTTCGGGCTCGGCGTAATCGCCCAGGCCGACCGCTGGCTACAGGCGGCGCACTACGTGAGCGTGGCGATCCCTGTTGCCAAACACAGCGACAGCCGCCGACTGGCCCGCAGCGTCTGCGAGGAGCGAGGCATTGGCGTGATCGAGGTGCCTGACGTCGGCAGGGAGCTGCCGGAGTGCGAGTGGGGAGCCTGGGCGAACATGGCCCCCGTGTTCCACCGCCACGCGCACCGGCTCGCCAGGGACCTGCGGGTCAAGCTGTCGGTGGAGCACAAGCAATTCGCGCCGGGCAATGCCGTCGGAGCCTATTGGACGCCGTACAAGGCGACCTGCAAGCAGGTGCTGCAGTTCGTGTGCGAAAATCCCGGCAGCACGATCCGCCAGGTGGTGGACGGGATCAAGCACCACTACGCGACCGACAACTCGGCCCGCGCCACGCTCGTGCGGTGGATCGGCCGGGGCATCGTCCCAGGCGTGGAGCTGGACAGGTCGGAGCGGGTCTACCGGGTGAAGCTGAGCACGCCGTGAAAGTGGCCGAGCACAGGATCTCGCAGGCGGCACTCTCGGCGGCGCCCCGCCTCCCGGACGAAAACGACGGCCTGGAGTTGCTCCGAAACCTGCGGCACGCTCTAACCGCGGCGGGGCTGGACCCCGACGACTACGAACTGCGCCAGGACGAGCACCCGTTTCGGGCTCATGTCGTTTTCTCGCTGCACTACCTGGGCGTTCCCCGCGATACGTACCGCCACGACCCAACGGCCGAGCACGACCGCGCCCGCGAGGCGCTGGCTGCGGTATGCTCGCGGCCATGAACGACGCCGACGGAGCCCCAAGCCTGCCCACCAATCCAACGCCGGGAGAGATCCTGTTCCTTTGCGAGATCGCCGCTGCGCCTGAGGGGCATGGCGTCCACCTTGGCCTCACCATGAATCAGCAGCGCCTGCTTGAGGCGGGCCTGGTTGAGTACAAACAGACCGCTGGTGCGCTGGACCACAGCAGGATCTACGCCACGCCGTCCGGTATCGCCGCCGCGCTGCCATTTCAGCAGGTGTACGACGTCCGCGAAAGGATCCCGGGGCTGCTTGACGAGGTGGACGGGCGGATCACGGGGGCGCTCGTGCATTTCGTCGCCCTCAAGGACGATGGCTCCCGCACGATCCACACGAAAATTCTCGGCCGGGACGCGCTCATGTGCGAGTGCATGCCGCAACGTCGCTGACGACCAACCTACACGCGCGCGCGTCTTGACCCCCGGATCGATGGACCCCACCGACGACGTGATCGACGTGTCGCCCGAATCTCCAGCCGATTGACTGGCCCAACCCGTCCGAGTAAGGTCCGGACATGGCGAACCTTTCGGCAGTTGTTCAAGGGTCCCTCCAGGTCAAGCCCACCGCCGCGGCGACGGTGGACGAGCAGAAAAGCAGCGGCTGCAGCTACGGCCTGAGCCTGCGCGACCAGAACAAGGCGCCGGCCTGCGAGATCTCTCAGCAGATCGCCAAAACCACCAGCGGATCGTTCGTGGCCCTGCCGTTCCCGGCGAACCTGCGGGCGCGCGTGTTGTACATGCGGATGCGCACCAGCGACCCGATCCAGGTTCGGATCACCCAGGAGGTCGCCGGCGTGACGCTGCTGGCGAACGTCAACGGCATGATCTTGATGGAGTTTAGCGACGCTGACCGGATCACCATGGTGGAGGTGGACGGGACCGCCGAGTTCGAGTGGGCGGCGTTCGGCGATCAGACATGATCGTCACCACGCAGCAGCTGCACACGACGTGCCGCGCGTGCAGCGAGCCGGCCACGAAGATCTTGCACGGCGTGGACATCGTGGGGCATGAGGGCGCTTTTTTCCCGGTCGTGTGCTTTCACCCGGTGTGCGACAGCGAGGCGTGCCAGGGCGCGATTGCGGATGAGGTGACCGAGTGGGTGGCGGAGCGGAAGGCCGCCATGCTTGAGCGCATGAAAGCAGGCACCGCCCCCGGCGGAGCACGGGAGGGGGCCAATTGACCGGGCGCGATCCAGTTGCCCCGGTGCGCAAACGGCCGCGCCGGGTCGCCAAAAAGCTGGCGAAGCGCTACGGCATGGCGCGCTGCCGGGGCTGGTCAATCGAACGCCTCTCGCGCGCCACCGCCCCGCTTGCCGCCATTATCATGGACAACACCCTGACGGAGCTGTACCGCGACGTCCTCCTGCCGGAGTTGCAGCGGGGGGCCGCGTGACCACGACCGCCGACGAGATCGCCCGCCGCGTGGGCCTGGTGCCGCCGACCGAGTGGCACGCCGAGCACGGCGACCTGCCCGGGTACACCACCACGATGCTACTCAACGTCGTGGCCGCGCTGGCGGACGGGTGGGAGTGCAAAGTGTCCGCGTCCACGATCAAGGACGCCCGCAGGCTCGTTTCCAGAGCGGTAGGCATCGCGGCGGACGCCAACGTGCACCTGCGGCCCTACTGCCTGGAGCCGATCCCCGTCGAAAGGGGGATCTCCATGCAGGCAGCCGGTGCATTCGACTCCGAGGGGACCAAGTGCGCTTGGTTCCAGGACCACTACCGCCCCCGCGCACCAGGTATGAGCGGGCGAACGCTGGACCCGGACCTGATCAGGGTCAGCTCCACGGAGCCGGAGCGCCGAGAGGGCTACGAGTGGGTGGTGCGACCGTTTGCGCGTCTGGACGGCGTGCGGGCCAACCGTGCGATCATCGCGGACGACGTAGAGTGCACGAAAGCATTCGAGGACTGGTGGCTGGCCGAGGTGAGATCGCGGGTGAGGCCCCGCTGCCTGCCGCTCGGCCAAGCCGAAAGCATGGCGCGCTTCGCAGCCCCGCCGGTGGACCCGTTCAGGGCCACCAGGCGCACCCGGCAAGTGTCGATCCCAGTGCGGGACCCCGCCGCCGACCCCAACGATCCCGCCGCCGGCTGGTCATTCCACGACGAAACGATCCACGAGGAGCGGGTTTGGGTTGAGGGGTCCGGGCGATTCCTGACCAACAAATGGCAGCGCGTGGAGCAACCCTAGAAGCAAGCGAGGAGCAGCGAAATGTACTTTCCAGACGACGACCCAGACCCGCCAGACGATCCACCGCCAGACGATCCGCCCGCGGACGATCCACCGGACGACGATCCGCCAGCCGACGACCCACCGGCGGATGACCCTCCAGCGGACGATCCGCCAGACGACGATCCGCCCGCGGACGACCCCCCGGCCCAGGAGACCTCTGCGCAAAAGCGCAAGCGCCTACTAAAGGACCCGGAGGTGCAGCGCATGATCAAGCAGCAGGCCGACAAGGCCCGCCGCGATGCGCTCACCAAGGCGGCGAAGGAGGCTGAGACCAAGGAAGCCCGCACCAAGATGGACGCCGAGGAGCGCCTGAAGGCCGAAAAGGCCGACGCGGAGACGGCGAAGGAGGCAGCGGAGGCCGCCCAGGCGCAGGCGGAGATGGCCCTAGACTTCTATAAGTCCGTGGTCAGCAGCGGCCACAGGTTCGCAGACGCCGAGGACGCGCAGTACGTGATGGAGCTGGCGGCCAAAAAGGTGGAGGCGGACGGTGTGGACTGGGGCGCCGCCATGGACGAGATCGCGGAAAACAAGCCGCACCTGTTCATCCAGCCCGGCGAGGACGACCCGTCACCCAAGAAAACCAAGGCCAACACGCAGCCGCCGAACAAGAAAAAGGGCGCGCCGCCCAAGGATCCGCCCGGCGATAAGCCGCCCAAGGACGCGCTGGCCATGAGTAACGAGGATTTCCGGGCGCACATGACAAAGCTCGGCCTGCCGCACTAAGCGGCCAGCGACATACCCCAAAAATGCCCCGGTGGGCCAGTCTGCAGCTGGCTTGTCGGGGCTAGCTTGTTTTCAGGGCTTGACAATGGGCGGGAGCGCCCGCAACAGTCCAGGCGTAACCGAACCCCGCCAATCCGACGGAGGACCTACCTAACGCTGCCACGCAACTGACGAGCCCACACCCACCACCACCACGGAGCAGGCAGCATCATGGCCCAGGTAGCACTCGGATCAATCATCCCGCAGTTGGCGTTTCTTGACGCCCTCGTGCAGGACAACACACTGGCGCGGATCTTTCACGATGCGCTGTACCCTGAGCTGCTGTACCGCATGGAAGCCGTGCCCGATAAGTGGGCGGCCAACCTTGGGCAGCGCGAGATCCAGACGCGGTCTGGTCTCTTCGGCGTAGACACCGACCCGGTGGACGCTGGCGCGGATCCGTTGCCGGAAAACGAGGCGTTTGAGCAGTGGGAAGTGACGGCGGCGCAGCACGGCAAGTCCACGGACGTGAACATGTCCGTGAGCCGCACGACGCTGAACAGCCTTTTCTTGCGCAAGGCGAAAAACCTTGGGCTCAACGCCGGGCAGACCCTCAACCGGCTCGCGCGGAACCGACTGTTTTGTGCGTACGTCGGAGGGCACACCATTGCGGAGACTGCGGCCAGCCCTGACGACTTTTTCGAGGTGGCCTCTATTACGGGCTTCCAGCAACAGCTGCTGGACGGACAGCTGAACCCGGTAAGCGCCGCCAACGGCAAGCCGTTCCTGATCAACGGCGTGCTGTCGGCGGAGACCGTGATCGCTGTGGCGCCGCTGGACGCTGCGTTTCCCAACGGTCGCGGCCTGGTCACGACCAGCGGGGACGTGACCGTGGTGGCTGGCGATACGATCCAAGCGGCGGATGCCGCGACGGTGATCCGCGCCGGCGGTGGCACCAGTGTGGACGCCCTCGCGACCACCGACCTGTTGACCCTGGCGGACGTTCGCCGGGCGGTCGCTACCCTGCGCCGCAACCGAGTGCCGCCCCACTCGGACGGCTACTTTCACGTACACCTGGACCCGCTCACGGAATCGCAGCTATTCGCTGACCCCGAATTCCGCCAGCTCAACGAGTCCAACTACGGGGACGCGCCTTACCAGATGTTTGCCGTCGGCAAGCTCCTGGGCTGCGTGTTCTACACCAACAGCGAGAGCCCCTCCGACCTGAACACCGGCCCGCTGCAGGTCAGCCGACCCGTTGACGAGGCCTCGGCGCGCCTTGGTCGAGAGATCGGGGCCGAGGTGATCAACGCCGCCGACGTGCGGATCCTGCGAACGATCGTCACCGGCGGCGGCGCCCTCTACGAGAAGTACGTGGACGAGTCCGAGTACCTGAGCGAGGCCGGATACCAGGGCAAGATCGGCGGTTTCGGCGTCGTCAACAACGGGATCGCAATCCCGATCGAGCGGATCCGGTACATCGTTCGTGCCCCGCAGGACCGATACCAGCAGCAGGTCAGCCAGACCTGGAGCTGGACCGGAGACTTTGGTGTGCCCTCGGATTTCCTGGGCGGCCTCACCGGCGCACGTTTCAAGCGCGGCGTGGTGATCGAAAGCGGGCAGAACGTCTAGCCCGTTCGCCCCTGGCCGTAGTGGCCGGGGGCGCTCCCTGTAACCCAAGCAAGCAACCGCCAACATTTCCACCACCACGAGGACAAGCAAATGCCCACGCTTCAAGACAACCTAGATCGGGTCAACCCGAACAACCACCCGGCCGACCTGCAGGCCCTGCGCGACCCGAATGGCGACGGCTTCGGCGCGCTCCTGGCGGGGCTGATCCCCCGCGAGATCGTCCGCACCAGCCTGACGTCCCAGGCTGCACACGTTGAGCCGGAGGCCGGCGTGATTCTGGCCTTGTCGGACGGCACCGACGAGTACCTGATCGCCCCGGTCACCGCCGGCACGCCGCTGGCAAAGGGCGCACTCGCAAACGGTGTTGCCACCGTGGGCTACGACGTCAACGGCGTAGCCACGATCACCTTTGAGGGGGTAAAAACCGCCTACACGGTGGTTAAGATGGTGCTGCCCGCAGGCATGGGCGACGCGCTGGCTGCCAACCTCTAACCGATCTCGGCGGTCGCATGAGGCGGGACCATCCCCACGTGGGGGCGGTCCCGTTTTCGCGTTGTGGTAGCGTCCACGAATGCCGACCGACCAGCAGCTGGAAACACTCGCCGCCCTCCTGACGACAAACGAGCCGTTTGGCGAAGACGGGATCGTCACCACCGATCGCCTACGAGAGCTGATCGCGGAGGGTTTCGATCCGAACGACCCAGGCCAGCTGGTGGAGGCGTTCGTGACCGGCCTGGGGCAGGAGTGGACGCCCGGCCACCCGTTCCGCGAGGAGCCGGAGTATGCCTGGGCGTTCGTCGGAGGGCGGAGGATCGGTTACCGCGTACCGGCCCCAGTGCTGGAGTACATCGACGCGCTACGGCAGCAGATCCAGGATATGGAATGCAAGCGCGTGGCGGCGTACCGAAAGCACCGTGCCGAACTGGCCGACGCCTTGGGCACGCCGCCGCCGGACATCGAACCGATACCGCCTGGGGCCGACGCGCCCACCATGTGATAGCCTGGAGGCAGGAGAGTCACCACATGCCCAAGTACGGCGGAAAGCAAACCCCTGCCGGGGGATCCGGCAACAGCAACGACCTGCACGGTAAGGCCGACCCCAAGCCGGACAGCGGGGCCCCGTGGCCTCCCGGCACCAGCAGCGAGGGCGGGATCACGTCCACCGCCCGGCAGACCGGATCGAACCCATCCGGTCACAGCTCCGCCCACTAGCGGGGTTGGACGGGACGCGCCTCGGCGGTGGTACACTGCCGGGGCGTTCGTTATTCTGCGCCCACCACCGGAGACACCCATGGCGAAACCCACCAACGCGGATCTGACCACATCCCTCGCGGAAGCGACCGCATCACTCGCGCAAATGACCGAGCGCGCCGAAGCAGCCGAGGCGGCGCTGGCCGAATCTGTCGACGCGAGCGATGGCGAGCCGCAGGAGTACACGCTCCCGGAGATGGACGGCAACCCGGCCGGCGTGACGACTGACGCCGAGTTTGCGGTGAGGGCATGGAGGGAGCAGGCCGAGGCGAAGGGCGACGGCACGCTCTGGAAATTGCCAGGCGGCGAGACGGCCACCGAGGACCCGCACGAGGCGGTCGCCGCATGGAGAGACGCGCTCACGCAGGCAGGTGAAACATTCAGTAGCGACGTCGATATGTACCGAGAGGATGTAGCGAAAAAGGATAGCGTGATCGCTGGCCTACGTGAGACGAGCGACGCCATGAACACCGAGATCGAGGATCTGAAAAAGGCGGGCATGAGCCCGGAGGTCGCGGCCGACCTGGAGAAGTCCAGGGCCGACCTGATCGTGGCGAAAAAGCGGGTGGCGTCGCTGACCTCGCAGCTCGGCGAACTGCGACTGATCGCCGGCCATCTCAATGCGCTGACGGTGGACGAGGTCAGGGCGATCATGAAAAAGGACACCGCCGCCAAGTTCATGGTGGCCGCTGATTACGAGTTCATGAGCCGCCGGATGGACCGCGGCCGCGTGCTGCAGGGCCGGCACTACCCGCAGATCACCGAGTACATACAGGACGGCCTCAAGCTGATCCAGGCCGAGTAAGCGGGGTCCACGTGGCGCTGACCGAACCGGAGAAAACGGCCGTTCGGTACCACCTGGGGTACCTCTCGATCACGCAGCCCACGGCGATCGCGTTGGGCTTCCCCACGGCGTCGCACCTGCAATTCATCGTTGAGTCCGCGATGAATTCGATCATCCCCTCGGCCGAGCCGAGAGTGCGGCGGTGCATCCAGGACCTGGACTGCATCGAGGACCAGCAAAGCTCGTTCCGCACGAGCCTGGAGATCGTCAAGTCGGGGACGACTGAGATCCGCGGGTCGGAGGCATTCTACGAGCTGGACATGCAGTACCGCCGGTGGGCGCAGCGCCTCGCTGACATACTCGGCACGCCGCTCAACCCATTCAGCGCACAGCACCAGGACCTGCAGACCCAAGGCGGCGGGGTCGTGATAGAGCCTGGATAGAAGGATAGACCGATGCCCACCCCCGACCCCGTGACCACCGGACTGAAACTGCTGCGGCACGACACGCTGCCGGATCTCTATACGGTGGTCAACGCGATCACCGGCGACTACACGCTGCGGATCCGCAAGGACGACGCCAACTTTGATCTGACGTTTGCGGCCGTCGTGCCATCCGACACGCAGGAGATCATCCGCGACGGGCTGCTGACCTCGGCCCCGGTGATCCCTGGCGTGACAGTGTTGGCGGTGAGCACTGACGCGATCCGGATCGCGGGTGCCGAGGACGCAAGGTTTGTCAGCTCGATTGAGGACGAGCCCGGTGGCGGCGATAGCACCCTGCTAAAGGACGTGATGCCGCCCGGTGATCCCGACTTTTTCGGCACTCAGGTGGCGCCTGCGTTCGTTGTCAACGTGCCCAAGCACCTGCAGTCCCTGCCCGTTCGCGGATTGTCGCTGCGCGCGATCGTTGTTGACACGGCCGGCGACCCCGTGGCGCCCGGCTCCGGCACGCTCAGCATTGACGTGCTGGACATTCAGAGGGTGGCCGGCGTGGAGGTGGTCTGCCTCATCGCCGCGCTGACCACGGTGGGCCTCGACGAGGTGCAGCCGGTTGCGGGTGTGGTCGGAGGCATGCGGATCGGCGTACGGCTGCACACCTTCGCGAGCCTGCCAGCGACGGCGGACCAGATACTGCTCGCCATTCAGGAAACAACCGCCTAGGAGCGCGATAGGAGCCGGCACGCATGGTAATGACCAAGCAGGACAAAAAGTGGCAAGCCGAGGGCGACGCCCACACGATGGCATCCGCCGTGGCGATCACGGCCGACCCCAAGCGACTCAAGGCGGCCCAGGCTGCTGCGAAATCACTGGCAGGCGAGGCCGACGAGGACGCGAAGCGAGCGCAGGATCGCGCCAAGGGCATGCGGGCACTGGCTAAGAAAAAGGCCGCGAAAAAGCTCAAGCCGAAAAAGTGATCTAGTCTCGTCGGCATGCCGACACCAAAGGGAAAAGCAAAGGGCACCGTGATGCCCACGCCCGCCGAGATTTTCGACGCCGCGAAACGCCGGGCGGTCTTCGTGCGCTGGATCGATTCGTGCGGCTCCGGCGGCTGGCGGGCTGTTGAGCCCATGTACCAAATGCACGCCAGCACGGTGGACTCCGTGGGTTACGTGCTGCGCGAAGACGAGGAGGAGATCGTGATCGCGCAGTCGCTTGATCCCGACAACGACAGCGTGGACAACTGCCTGACAATTCCGCGCGTTGGGATCGTGGACATCTGGGAGATCGACCAGTAGCGTGGGCCGGTGCCCGGGGACGTAATCAGGCCGATCAACTTTGAGCTGCTGACCGAGCTGAATCAGTCCGACGACCAGACCAAGCATTTCATGGGCACGGCCAGGTGCACGGAATGCGGCGACGAGCATAAGTGCGTGGTGCCGACCGACCTGTGGGCGATGCACCCACCGGCCACGGAGTGTGTCGCGTGCGGGAAGCTGGCCTGCCTGTTCGTGGACCCCGACGAGGAGCCGCGCGACGGCGGCGACCCTTACACGTACCAAGTGATCTGGCCCGATAAACGAACATGATCCCCACCGACCAGACCAACTTCGCCAACGACCTGCAGGCGTGCATTGCCTCGATCCTTGAGGTGCCGATCGAAACGGTGCCGGCGGCACGCGAGGATCTAAACTGGCTGCGCATGCTGGCCGACGACCTGCACGAGGCGCATGGGGTCATGCTGCTGCTGGTGGACTCGCTGCCGGCCTGGTTCAAGGGCTACGTGATCGGCCACGGCATGAGCAAGCGCGGCGACGCCCACAACGTGGTGATGCGACGCGGCGAACTGGCCCACGACCCGCACCCGTCACGCGTCGGCCTGGACACGCTGCGCAACTACGTGATCCTGGTCCGCTGCTAGGCGGGGCCGGGTGCTACACTGGGCCGGTGCCCACGCTCAAAACGTTTGGCGGACCCGTGCGCGAGCCGGGGGCCTGCGGGTGCGACGAAAAGACGCCGACGACCCCGGTGACGCAAGGGCCGAGCCTCGTCCCCTCGTCGGAGGACTGCGGCCCCGGGCCGGGCGAGGAGCAGCTGCCGGGCAATCTTCCCGTGGAGGACGAGGCGTACCGCTGCAGCCTCGGCGTGTCGCTGCAAGGCGCGCTGGACCGGGCGCGCCGGATCCCCCACACGCTTGGGCTCCGGCCTTACCGGGTTTTCCTGGTGTGGCAGCAGCGCGACCGCGACCGGGAATGGAGGACGGCTGTGGAGATGGAGCTGATCCCCGTGCGGCTCGCTGCCCTGGACTCGGTGGACCTATCACTTTCGCAGGCCGGCCTCCAGCCCGACGGCGGGATCAACCTCACCGAGGTGAGCCCGTCCCAGGTTACCGAGGACGACCTGCGCGGGTTTCTGAACGGCGAGCTGTGGGGCTCGGACACCATCGATCGCCAGTTTTTCTACGAGGTGAGGCTGCACGAGCGCTGCGTGAGTGGCGACGGCGTGGACTCCAGGATCCTGCCGAAGGGCACCAAGCGGCGCAGGTTCATTCCAGGCTCGGAGCCCTATTTCGACGGGGCCAGCCACCAGTTTCGGGTCGGCCTCGTTGACCAGGAGATCGCTCGCGACCGCGACGGCAAGGACGCCACGATCGACCGCCGCCAGGTCACCACGGCCCTGCCCTCGGCTCCCCGGATCGTTCCATGAGGCGCTCCGAGTTTGAGCGGCTGCTATACGGCGGCGTGCTCATGCTGCTGATCGGGCATCCGCACGATGGTGTAGCCGTGGCCCAGGCCCGTACGGGTTCGCGGTTCACCATGCGGCCGGATCTCCCAGGGTTGCCGGTGGTAGGGTCCGCGGATGGACGAGCCGACAAGCCAGCCAACCCCTGACGACCCCGACCCCACCGAGCCCATGCGGCTGTGGCTAGCCAACCGACTGGTGGCGCGCGAGCCAGCCGAGGCGGATGGCCTGCACCACTGGCCGGCGACCGCGGAGCAGTACGAGGCGCTGCGCAACTGGCCGCACCTGGACAAGATCGGCAAGATGGACGGCACCGACGTGGTGGCGCTCGGCGTCAGGGTCAAGTGCCCGGCGGGCGTGATACCGTTGCGGCCATGATCGTCGCCAAATTCAACTGTGAAAGCGTGCTCCATTCCAACCCGGGCGGGAACATGCACCAGGAAACGATCACGCTACACGCCGTGACGGGCAAAGAAAACGAGGAATGGTCGCGCTACACGCCATCGGGGTCGGTGACCATCGCGATCACCAACCCGGAAGCGCAGGGCAGATTTGAGCCCGGCAAGGACTACCTGATCAGGTTTGAGCCGGCTCCGGCGTGAAAACCGAAATCCTAGAAATGAAGATCGGTACGCTGTTCAGGTGGGGGGAGGCGATCCTGCGGTTGTGCCGCGTAAACACCGACCAGGACCCTGGCATGGTCAGCTTCGGTGCGAAGTGCGAGGCGTCGGGAGGCGCGTTTTCAAAAGGCGAGGAGCACACCTGGTGGGGGCCTGCAGAGAATGCCCGCGCAGAGATCGTGTGGGTTCCCAGGGGGCGGTAGACTGTCGGCGTGACAGTCGTCCACCTGAGAACCATCCGCGATCTGGAGATGGCCCTGATCGCGCTCGGCAAAAAGGTGGAAAAGGAGGCGGTGCAAGGGATGCGCAACGCGGCCCGGTTCGGCGTGGCCGCAGCGATCCGCACGGGCGCCAAGGAACGGCGACGGCCCAAGGCGTCTGGCACCTACGAGCGCAGCTGGCTGGTGCACCCGCTGGACGACGGGGCGACGGTGAGCAACTCGGCCAAGCACGCCATTTTCGTGGAGCGCGGGCGACGGCCAGGGCGCAGGCCGCCGCTGGAGCCGATCCTGGAGTGGGTATACCAAAAGCGGCTGGCGCCCCGGTCCAAGGCCGCACCCAAGCGGATCAAGGGCGCGAAGCGTTCGGCGTGGCATGCCGAGCAGGCGCGCAACGTGATGGACGCCCACGACATTGCCGAGGCCGTGAGGTGGAAGATCGCGCGCAAGGGCACGCCCGGCCGGTACATCCTGCGCAAAACCGTGCCGATGATCGGCAAGCGGGCCACCCTGGAAATGCGACGAGCGATCCGTAGGGTGGTAGGCAAACCCCCGAAAAGGTGAATCATGGGCGACCCAGGAAACACGAAACCCGTAGCCAACCCCCGCCGGATCGTCAAGCGTCCGCTGGACACCGTACCGGAGGACGTGCCCCGCGGGCTGGACCAGCGCGGCCGGCTCGTGGTGATCCCGGTGGACCCCGCCGACGAGGCCCAGGCCAAGATCACCGTGGGCGGCGACGGCGTGCGGGTCCAGTCACCCAGGTCGGGGGCCGAGTACGCGTCCGACTTGACCCCGGTCAATCTGGCGCGCGACCTGGACGCCCTCTCCGCCATGCAGATCGGCATGGCCCGACTGCTCCAGGGGCTGACGATCGAGCAGCTGAACCTGGAGGCGCTGCTGAAAAACGACGATGTACAGTCGCGGGGCTTCAAACTGAGCAGGATCTTTTTCGATTGGCCGACCAACGAGGACGACGAAAAAACGACCCCGTCCGCATGCGTAATGTGTCCAGACGATCGTCTGTATGAGCGGCAGGACTTGTCCACGGTGTTGTTGGAGGAGACGCTGCACGTATTCGGTGCAGGCACGGTGTTGCGGAAATTGGCAGAGGTCACTTGCGAGCTGGTGATCACGTTCTGGGATTTCACCAAGGAGGAGCGGCGCGGCATGGCTGCGGCAATGGAGCGCGGGCTGCTGTCAGAGCCTGGCGACGACCGTCAGGGGCGACGCGTGGCCGTTGAGGAGTACTTTGACCGTGCGGCACGCTTCGATCTCAAGGGGATCAAGTACGCGGACAGTGCCGACGCTGCGCTGGCAAAGCAGTGGGTGATGCAGGCACGGATCGCAGCGGACATCGATCGCGTCGTGCTCGTCGTCGCGCCGCCGCTCATGCAGGTGCCCACGATCCCCGTGGACATCTAGGCGGGCCCTTGCTTTCCGTCGGGGTGTACCTGTTACACTCTGCCCACCACCACCACGGCCCCACCACCACGGAGAGCCCACCACCATGGCCGGATTCAAAAGAGTATTTCGCGCGTTTCCTGGTTTCGACGTTCTGGCGAATATCGAAAGCACCAACGTTCTGGACATTGCCCCGCCTGGGCAAGTGCTCGGCGCCGGCGTTGGCGTCGTCCTGCTCGTTGGAGAATTCGATAACGGGGCCGTCAACACCCCCGCGGAGATCTTCGGCACCAACGACCTGCTGACCAAGTTCGGGGGCCTCGGTTTCAGCATCGCCGGCAACACCCACGCGGGATCCGTCGCGGTCAAGTCGGGCGGCGATGAGCTGTGGAACGGAAACGGGTTTATTTGGCTGCGGAATAAGTCGTTTTCAGGCCTGATCATTTCGCGGGTGGACAACTCGGCCGGCTCGGTGGCGTTCAGCCGCCTAGCCTGCCTGACCGGTGGCGACGGGCCCTTTGATATTTCCGACGCGGACACGATCGAATTCACGCGCAACGGTTCGGTGGTTGTCACCGCGACATTCACCGCGACCAAGGGGATCCTGACTGCCGTGGGCGGCACGTTCCCGACCCTGTTCACGGGCGGGGAGACGCTGGAGATCAAGGACGGTACCGACGCCACGCGCGTGGTGATATTCACGGCGGCCGACCAGCTGCTGGCGGACGTGATCCTGCGGATCAATGGGACCCTGGCGAAAGATCTGGCCTTTGACAACACCAGCGAGCTGGAGCTGCGCAGCTCGATCGCTGGCGGTCTCGGACGGATCGAGGTGGTCGGCGGAACCTCGCTGGCGGTTCTCGGCCTGCCCGCTGCCGTCGTTCAGCAGGTGGACACGTACTCCGTGGACGTGGCGGAGGCGGGCACGTACACGCTGCGCACCGCCCTGAACGTGGCCGGAGTGCTTACCAACTTTGACGCCAGTTTCACGGCAGTGGCGGAATCGGACACGCAGATCCGCGACGCACTGCTGCTCGCGTACCAGGGGCTCAGCGTCCCGGGCGTCACGTTCACCGCCAGCGGCGCGATCGAGATCCTGGCGACGGGTGATGCCAATATCCTGTTTACCTCCACCGTTGAGGTGGAACCCACCGCCTCGGACATCGGCCTGACGCTCACCACGCCGGGCGTGGTCCTGGCCGGGTTCGGCCTCGGCAACGTGCTGAACATTGACGACGTGAGTGTGGACGACGCCGTGGTGGTCATAGACGCCGTGGCGGGGCTCCTTGCCGAAAAGGACACGGACGGAAACCTGCGCGTTTGCAACTCCGGCACCCCGGCAACCGGCACCCTGCAGGCGACCGGCGGCACCGTGCCCACCGTGTTTGGGTTCGATCTCGTAACGGTTGCGGACGCTGCACTGGCGGCGGACGTGACGATCCCGGCAGGCACCCGCGTGCAGGACTCCACGAGCACCGCCACGATCTGGGTAACCATGGAGGACATCGACACGGGCACCGGCGGCGGAGCGTTTACGGCCAGCGTCCGACCACTCAACGACGACGACACGGCGATCGCCTCGATCGCCGCCAACGTGACCCTGATCCTGGACGACCTGCCGGACGGGTTTAGCGTTACGAACGCAGCAGCGATCACTCGACTCAGCGCCAGCCAGCTGGACGCACGCTACCGCACCGCAATGGAGGCGACGCTGGCGAGTGCCGGCGTATCTCGCAAAGCAAACGTGATCTGCGCCGCGCGCTCGTCCGCCTCGATCATGGCGTCGCTGAAAACAAACGCGCTGGACGCCACCGCCGCAGGGCTGGCGGCCCGCAAAGCGATCATGCGTCCGCCGCTTGCGACGACTCGCACCGAGGCCAAGGGGGCCACGGGCGTGGGCGTTGCCGTTCCGAGCATCGGCCGCGACGAGCGAGTGATCTACCTGTTCCCCGGCTGCACCACGCAGATCCCGGAGATCCAGGAGATCGGAGCCGTCAGCGGCGGGACCGGGTTCACGGACGACGGAATTATCGAAGTGGGCGCGGACTCGTTCTATGCCGGCGTTCGATCCGTCCTGCCGCCGGAGGAGAACGCCGGGCAGGACCTGGAGGAGACCAACGTGTCGCAGCTCAATGTGACGAGCCTGCAGGATGCTTTCAACCCCGACATAGCTGGAGGCGTCGGCCTGGGCATCGAGGATTATCAATCGTTCAAGGCAAACGGGATCATCGCGCTGAACAGCAACCCAGAAAGCGGGTTCTTTTTCCAGTCCGACGTGACCAGCGTGGACCCACAGGTGAGCGGGGTAAAGGCGCCCGCGAACCGTCGCTTTTTCGCTGACCTGGTGATCGACACGCTCGGCCAGATCGGGATCAAGTACGTAAAGAAGCTAAACACGCCGAAGCGAAACAACGCCCTGATCCAGGCGATCCGCGGATTCCTGCGCTTGCTGCAGTCGCCCAACCAGCCCGACACGTCGCGGCTGGACAGCTTCCAAGTGTTTGACGATACGACCGACGACCAGCGGGCTCTCGGCCTGGTGTTCATTATCGTCAAAGTGAAAATGTTCCCCGCCATGCTTTCGATCACGTTCAGCGCCGAGGTGGGCACCACTGTGGTGATCGAAGAGGCGGCGTAGGCCGGCACCGGCAACCCTCACCCCCAAGCAGAACCACCACCAAGCGAGTAGGACCAGCCCATGCCACTGCAACGAATCAAAGGCCAGGAAACGATCATCACGATCTTGCAGGACGGCGACCTGCGATCGCGGATCGATTCGATCAGCGACGCGGAGGTCAGTTTCGACCTGGAGATCCTGGAGGAGGGCTACCTTGGCGAAACGGCCAACAGGTTTGACGCCATTTTCAACGGGATGGGTATCAAGCTGACGGGCCACTTGACCAATAAACAGTTTATTGATTTCACCAACGCGATCGTGGGCCGAGCCCAACGCCGCGCCGGTGGTGCCGTGCAGATTGACATCGCCACCACGCTGATCTTTCCAGGCGGCGACCTCGTGAACATCGGGATCCCCGACGTGCAATTCGGCGCTGTACCGTTCAGCGACGGAGGCCGCGAGGAGTACGTGGAGTGGTCGCTGGAGGGCAAGGCGTCCGAGTTCGAGATCTTCTAGCGGACTGGATCCCCGCTAGGGGGACAGAGAAGTAGGCCCCCGCCGTCTGAGGATTCGGTGGGGGCTTTTTTCGTGGTAGCGTTTGCGGGCAAGCGGGCCCGTTGACCGACCTACCAAAGAGCGCCAGCCGCTGAAAACGAACACCCCCGGCAGGAGGTGCACCGATTGCCGGGCGCCCGCGTGGCTGCAGCTGCGCGGGATTTTTTCGTGATAGCGTCGGCTGGTCCCGTTCTGGATCGCAAGGTTTAGGTGTGGCGGGACACCGAGGCCCGCCCGCTGGCTTGTCGGCCCTGCGGGTTGGGCCTCACTAATCCAGTCATTTCGTGCGCGAATTATTCCGAGTTTATAACCATGGACGGGCTGGACGACGAGATCGGCGGCAAGGGCTGGCACAAGGTGCGAGCGTTCGGCCACGTCTGTTTCGCCAAGCGCCTGGAAAATGGCCTGCTGCTCGCCATGCGGATCGGCAACGTGCCGTTAGGCGTGCCATTCCGCAGCACGGGCGGGTGGGCTGTTTTGGACGTGATGACCTACGCGGCGGCGGATGCGTCGGCTACGGCCGCCAGCTCGGACGCATCCACGGCTGCCACCAGCTCCAGCGCGGCGGCGGCGTCGGCCTGATTCATGGTCAGGCGGGACTGCAGGCGCCAGCGCTCGGCCACTCGGTGCCAGCGCTCGATGCTCCAGCGCACCGGCTGCCAGCCAACGACTTTGACGTGGCCCGTGGTGCGCCAGTCCTGAAACGCGAACACGATCAGCGCCCACCCGCAGCGGTTTGAGATCACGCGCTTGAACAGCTGGCGGCGGCGCAGCTGGTCGGACCCGTTGCGGTACTCGCAGCCGACCGCCTCAATGTCCTCGTGGACGTTGCCGGGGTCCCTCAAACCACGGTCCCAGTGTCGGTGCTGATCTGAATGTCGGCGCACATGGGCTTGAGTGTAAACGTCACCTTTGCGCGCACGCGTCCGGTGGTCGCGTCCTCCAGCACTCGGACGTGCAGGTGGGGCCGGGGCAGCTGTGGCATGTACTCCGCGATCCAGGCGTGAACCTCCGAGTCCACGCCGTCGCGCCAGCTGTTGGGCAGGCGGGCGCGCAGGTCGGTGATGCGCTTGCTCAGCACACGCACCGTGTCGGCGTTGATCTTCGCCATAACTACGGCTTAACTATGCGCCTACTTTTTGCGGCCCGCTGGCCCTGCGCTCGCTCGCTCGTACGGGTCGGGGACCGGGGCGCCCGCCGGCGTCGGCGTGATCATCACCTGCTCGCGAGTGGGTGCGGGCTGAGCTGGCGCCGGCCTGCCCGTGCCGCCGCCGCTTGGAAGTCCTGCCTGGTTGCCTTGTGCCATGCCCTGCAGTGTAGCAGGGCGCGCGCGCTTACTTGCGACGGTTGCGGCGCCCCTTGGGCTTGTCGGGCTCGGTGGTGCTCACCACGGTCTCACCCACCTCGGCCTCCGGCTCGGCCTCAGTCTCCGGCTCGGTTACCACTGCGGGCGCAGCCCCGGCAGCCTTGCCTGCGCGGCCCTTGGTCTCACCCTTGGGCAGTGAGGTGGCAAAGCCGAGCATGGACGCGTGCTGCGACCCTAGGCCAGCGTTGCGCAGCGCGAGCACGACCTGGTGCCGGCCTGCCTTAGAGCCACAGAGGTGCGACACCACGACCACCGACTGCTCCGGCTTGGACATATCGTGCGCACGACGGGCGGGGCGTTTCCCCTTGGCCTCAACGGCCGTGGCGTTGTGCACGTCGCGGGGGTGACAGTGCGACCCGATCAGCTTCGCCAGTTCCTTGGAGGGCTTGGCCCCGACGGAAACGTAGGTCAGCAGCGGGGGCTTGGGTACGGTGTTGGTGTCAAACGACTGCGCGGGCATGGGGCAATGCTACACCCCGCGGGCCCACTCGTGCACGGCCCGCTCCACCTTGGCCCTGCACTCGTCGTCCAGCACGTTGCTGACCTGGTCCAGCACGTCGTCCAGCGTGGGGATCCTGCGCTCCAACATGAGCACCTCGGCCTTGGTGGTGTTCGCGGCCTGGGCCAGCACGTTGCGCATGACCGCCTGCCGCATGCCAACGGGGAGCTGCTCCACGAGGGACGCCCCCGCTCGCAGCCAAATCTCCCAGGCGCTTTTGCTCGTCAGGGCCGCGCCCTCCGGGTCAAACCCTCGCGCCGCGTCGTCGGTGCAGACCAGAATAGACTCGCCCCGGCCGGCGGCAAGTGTCTGCCCCGCGGAACCCTCAACGATCCAGCTCGCCTCGCTCATTTGCTTGCTCCTCGTGCCCACCATCGCGACCCCGGCGGGCCTAGCGTCTGCGCCCCGTTCCCGCGGTACCGGCTTTTCGTGCCGTCGTGCATGTGCAGGGTCACCACCATCTTGCGGCCGTGAGCGGCCAGCAGGGTGAGCAGTTCGCCGGCGGCGGGGGTCACGGGCCCACTGTAACGCAGTTTCCCACCGACCCTGACGACGACGCGGCGCACGCTGGCCGGGCTCACCTCCATGGGGTCCCTGCCGGTGACGATCGTGGACTTGCCAGCGGACGAGCCGGGGGCCACGGGATTATGCAACTCCGGCTTGCGGAGGCGGTCAGGCGGCACGCTGTAATCGCGGTGGCCGTCCACGGTCCTGACGAGGACGCGGCGGCCGTTCGGGCGCCAGCCAACGACCTGCACGGGGATCCTTTGCTTGCCCTTTTTGCCCACCCAGGTGGCGAATGCGCCGGCGCGGATCCACGCGAGCGGCTCGGCGGGGCCAGGGTCGATCGTGACAATCGACTGATCGGTTCTCTCCACGGCGGGGATCAGCACTTCCACGGTGCGATCTTTGCCGATCGCCTTGTCAATGCCGACCGCCATCCCGTCGAACGTCTGCCGGTGGACGATCGCCGGCTCGTCAATATCGTTGTTCGGGTCGGCCTTGTTCATGGCCCAACGATGCCAGGAAAAAACCGCAGCCGCTAGACTCCGCCCATGCGTTCCCAGGCAGTGCGCCCACGCTCGCGCGGCTCCTCGTAGTCGTCGTCCAGGGCGGCGATGCGCTCAAGGGCCACCGTTTCGATCTGGCGCACGCGCTCGCGGCTCATGCCGATCGCCTCGCTGATCCGCTCCAGCTCGGTGCCGCCCTGATCGGCAATGTCCAGCGCGCAGCTGTGCGCCATTTCCCAGGGCTCGCCCAGGTAGTTCCACCGGATCGTCCCGGTGTCCTGGTTGACGTCCATAAACAGGTTGTATTTGCAGCCCACGAAAGGGCAGGGCCTCGGCAGGTCCACGCAGTCGGCCCTCGTGCGCGGTCGCCCAAACCGTTCCGGGTACAGCAGGCGGCCGATCTCCTCGGTCTCCTTGGTGTGTCGTTTGATCGACCAGGCGGCCAACCGCTCACCGCCTGAGCGCGCACGCTGCAGCGGCCAGGGTAGCGGTGCCACCCACTCCGGCACCACAGGCTCCGGGGCGGGGACGATCCGCAAGTGCACCACACGCGGCGGCGCCAGGGCGTGGTGGTCGGGCTCCGGCGCTAGTCTTTTTTTGCGAGCCGGTACAGCTTGCCCGATCGCTGCAGGACGCCCTTGCCGAACTGGTAGGACAGGACGCTGCCGATCGGCTTGTGGTCAAGGCCGGGCAGGGCCTCGACCAGCGTTTTGGCGGTCCAGCCCTTCCCTGGGTTCTGCGCCATGAGCGTTAGCACGGCGGTGGTGGTCGTGCCCGGTTGTTGTCCGCCCTTGTCGGCGTCCGGGGCTCGCGTTCGGCGTTGCTTGGCGAGGGCGGGCGGCTCGGCCTTGCGGGCGGCGCCACCCCGCAGTGCTAGCAGTTCGGACTCGATGGCCTTGAGGTCCTGCTGCAGTTGCAGGCGGCGCTCAATCAGCGCCACTACTTGATCGTACTCGTCGGGGGTCATGTGTCGGCGTCCTCTTCGGCCACTCTATCCCACCACCTGTACCGGTGGCCGGTGAACAGGCGGATCTTGCAGTTGATGGCGCAGCGCCTGGGTGCGCCGCAGCCCAGTATCGTGGTGACCTTGCCGCGTGGATTCACCATGGCGATCTCGCCGTAGCCCCACAGGCGCCCCCGGTGTATCACGTACAGCCGGTCCCCAACCTCCACGAGTAGCCGGCGAGTGTGTCCCACCACCGTGCGCCACGACTTGCCAAGCTCCGGCAGCTTCGCCGCACGGTTCACCGTCACCACCACGTCGGTCATGTGCAAGCCTAGTGCAGCATGTCGGTGGGGTCGATCTCAAGGCAGCGCCCCGCGAGGCTGACCTGGAGACCTTCGCCGCGGAGCCGGGCTGCGAGGAGGCTCGCCGTCTGCTCGTCGCGTTCCACGATGCACGCACGCTCGCCGCCTCGGACGGTGGCGAGTACGGCGGCCAACGTGTTGGCCCCGGTGCCCTTGCGGGCTGGTGTTTGGATCCGGTGCATGTGGACGTCCACGCCCTGATCGTATGGCCTCCGGCGGCGAAGCGCAACCGGGCACCTGCGCGAGTTTACGACCTGGGAACAAGGCAAGCCGATCGGCTGCAGTTGTTTGCGGTTGCGATGCTCGGCGGACGGGGTGTACGTTGGCCGCCATGGCCGACCAGGACCAAGAACAAGAGAAATCGCCAACCACACGCGTGGAGCGACGACCACCCGACGACGGCGAGCCCGACGAAAACGCCGGGTTTGCCAACCTGCCGAGAGCCGAGGGCACCCGCGTGCGATCGGGCGACAAAATGCCGGGAGGGCAGCAGGCGACCACCGGGATCCTGACGCCTGCGACGCTGCGCCAGCTCGCTGGCGCCGACGGTGAGCGGGAATTTGTGCAGTTCACGCTCAGCGAAAAGCTAATGGGCCTGGCCTGGAAGGCCGGGAAAACCGGCGGATTTCCCCCGGACAAGGGGGCGATATTCGCCATGGTGGAGCTGACGCCAGAGGAGGAGGACAAGGCGGTGAGCGCCGCCGGGGCGGGCATCAAGCTGCAGGCCGCGTTTTCCGAAATGGTCAAGGCGTCGATCTGGATGGTCGGCGGCGAGCTGATCAACTACGACACCAAGGGCAAGTGGTTGCGGGCGATCGGGCCCAGGGCGCGCAAGCAGGTGGAGCGTGCCTACAACGACCTGAACGGAATCGAGGAAGCCGAGGGAGAGGCAATCCTCGCCACGGCGCAGTCGTCCGTCCGGTCCTGAAAAAGGGGACTGGCGGACGCCGCTGGCGAGGTCATTCGCGTGTCGCACCGCCGACTGGAGGCGCCACGCAGACGTGCAGCTAGATAACTGCTGGTATTTAGCGCGCTACGCTAACCAGGACTACACGGCCATGACCCGTCTGCCGTGCTCCAAGGTGAATCGCGGGTGCGAAACGATCAGCAGGTTTCTCGAAAAGGAATTCGCGGACGACTAGCGGTACACTCCGGGGACCGTGGCCGGCGAGCGCATTGATTACAACGTCAACGCCTGGCTACGGGCGCGCGGCAATTTCAGCAAGCAGATGGCGCGCAACGCCGCGAGCGTCAGGCCGCTGCACTCGCGCATGGTCGCCATGGGTCGCACGACGGAGACCTGGGGCCGCATGGTCATGGGCACGACGGCAGCGACGGCAGCGAGCTGGACGAAAACTGCGGGCGTTGTAGGCGGGCTGGTCGCCGCCGGCGGGCTCGCCATGCTCGTCAAGCAGGGGATGGACTTCAACAATCAGATGGAGGCCGGGCAGCTTTCCATCGCGTCCATGTATCAGCTGTATGGTCAGAACCAGCGCAACTTCCAGGCCAACCTCGCGCAGTCCAAGGGGGCCATGCGCGAGCTGTTCGATATGGCGAAAAAGTCGCCGGTTGAGTTCACGGAGGCCGTGGACATCTACCAGGGCGCCGCGTCGGGGCTGATCGTCGCCAACCAGTCCATGCGCGAGCAGATGGAGTTTATGAAGGGCGCCCAGATGCTCAAGGGCGTGATCCCTGACCTGGACGCGAAGACGATCGGCGCGCAGCTCGGCCGCACCATGATGGGCGGAGCCGGTGCGGAGTTCGAGGTGTGGAAGCGGCTGGCGCCGGCGATCCTCGAAAACGGCAAGGCCATGGGCACGTTCAACGATAGCGTGATGCTCGGTCAGAAGTTCACGCAGGAGTTCAACAAGATCGCGCAGGCGCAGCCAGAGGTGGCGATGGACCTGCTCAAAAAGTCGGTCAAGCCGCTGGAGGACCTGGCCGACGAGTACGAGCGATCGTGGGGCGGGATCATATCCACGACCAAATCGAACATGCGGATCATTTCGGGGTCGTTCGCCAAGCCTCTGAACGAGGCCACCAAGAACATGCTGTTCCAGCTGAATAAAACCGGCTTTATGTCGAATGAGAACATAGGAAAGCTGGAGCACATCGGCATGACCATGGGCATCATGCTGGCCGGGGCGGGTGAAAAGCTGTTCCTGCAGATCGTGGCCGGCGCCGAATTCCTGCGCGACAACTGGCAGGACGTTTTCCAGACGATCCGCAACACCGGCCAGGTCGTGGCGATGGCGATCAAGGGCGCCTTTTTTGTTGGCGTCGCCCGGATGCTTATCGGTGCGGGGATGGTCGGCAGCGGCAAGCTCATGCGAGCGGGGGGCGCTGCGCGTGGCGGGGCCGGAATGATGGCCGAAATGTTTGGCCGCATGCAGAAGCGCCAGCACTTCCGCATGGGCCGAGGGCTGCGAGGCAAGGGCGGCGGCGGCATAGCCGGGATGCTCGGCGCCGGTGCTGGTCGCCTACTGGGCACGAGCAGCAAGGGCGCCGGCCCATTCGGGAAAATGTTCAAGTTCATGGACACGTTTACCCTCAAGGTCGGCAGCTTTGGCATGGTCCTGGCCGGCGGCATTCCGATCATCATTGGGCTGGCCTTGGCATTCGGCACCGTGATCACCGTGGTGGCGGGGCTGTCCGCGTACGTGATCCAAAACTGGCAAGCGATCAGCGGGGCGATCGTGCAGGGGCTCACCGACGGGCGGATCACGCTCGTGCCGCTGCTGACGGCGCTATACACTTTTTGGGCCCGGCTCGTGATCGTGGGCGAGGCGTTTCTGGGCGGGTCCGATCACGTGGGCCAGTTCAACGGCATGCTCAACCTCATGATCGGCATGATCGAGATCGCCAGCGGTGCGATCGCCGTGTTCATGAAAGCGCTAGCGATCTCGATCGGGATCTGGGGCGCGCTCAAGCTGACGCTCCTAGGCGTGATGAAAGTAATTCTCGAAATGCTCCGCCTGAACAACAAGGTGGGCCTGGCCTCGGACGAGTCCCTGGCAAACGCGGAGCGGAACTACGCGAAATTCAAATCCGGCACGGTGGATACGTTCACCACCGTGGACCAGCTGCTGAGCAAGGCCGACCAGATCAAGAATTTCCAGTTTGACAAGGCCGACTTGGCGAAGGTGGAAAAGCAGGCCAAGGCGTGGGAGGACAAACTGAAAAAGGCGCTGAGCGGCGACCCGAAAAAGAAGCTCCCCCGCGCGCCCAAGGTGGCGATCAACAAGGTGGAGATCGTCATGGACCTACGGGACTCGGACCCAGACCGGCTCATGGCCGCGTTTGTGGAACCGCTGGAGCGCATGGCCGACAAGCGCGTGCAGGCGTACGACCAGCTGGAGCAGGGGACCTAGCCCGTGGCGTTTCCGTTCATCGTTCGGCAGATAGAAAACCCGGCGCGCGTGATCATCCTGCAGGGGCGCAGCCTGCCCTACCAGGGCGTGGCGTGGGGCGGCACGATGGAGCTGGACGTGTCCTGGTTCCCAGGCAATCCGGTGGCGTCGGTGCAGGTGATCGGCCCGCGTGAAAAGTCCACGACGATCGTTGGCAAGTGGAAAGACCTTTTCTTGGCTAGCCGCCAAAACCACGGCGTGCTTGCCAACTTCCCGCCGCTGACCAGGGCGAGCAGGCCCGACGCCACGGTGCGCGGTGGGACCACGTTCAAGTCAGCGGGCTCGGTGCCCTCCGACTTTGCCGAGCGCGCCAGGGTGCTGCGTGATGCATTCCGCCTGCTCCGAAAGGAGGGGGGCCTCGTTCAGGTGGAGTGGGGATCGATCGTGCGGTTCGGTTTCGTCAAGGAAACGACTTTCACCCACGACCGCGAGGAGGACATCGACTACGAGATCACGTTTGAATTCTTGGGGGACACGCCGAGCCAGCCCAAGCCGCTGCTGCCGCAGATCGAACTGTTGAGCCTGCTCAAGGCGTTGCTGGCGTTGCTGGACGCACTGATCAACACGCTGCTATCCGCGATCTTTGCGGCTCAGCAGTGGCTGACCCGAATCAATCAGTTCATCAATAAGATCGGCTCGTTCATCACCGAGCTGCTGGACGCGATCAGCAAGTTGGGGGATTTCGCTTTTGCGCCGGCCAACGTGCTCGGAAACATCCGCCGCCAGCTCACCGCGATCCGCCTGGCGGCTCGTGACCTGTTCGCCAACCTGGACAACCAGAGGTCCGCTGCGGTTGAGGCAGCGTTCCTGGGCAACCCGGCAGCCGTCGCCCTCAACAATCTCCTGCAGCAGCGAGTGCGCGCGAACGTGCAGGAAATAGCGGCAGAGGCAGCACGCCAGGCGAACCTGATCAGCCAGATGAGCAGCCCCGCGCTCCTCGGTACGATCACCATGCCGGGTGGCACGACGCTGCGGGACGTGGCGCGCCGCTTTTTCGGCAACCCCGACGACTGGCGGGTGATCGCGGAGTTCAACGGGTTCGGTGGGTCCATCGTTCCGCGCGGCACGATCGTGCGCATTCCGAGGGTGTGACCCATGCCGGCGGTGTTTTATCCCGGCTGCAAGGTACGGCTGCAGGTTCGCTTCGAGGACTTCCTGCCGACCCCGCCAGCGCCGGCGCTGCCTGGCGTGCCTGGGCCACTAGGCCCAGAGGGTTTCGGCCAGGGCTCGCTATCCGTGGCTCCGGTGTTCGCCTCGGTGGCGATGGACGTGGTGCCCCTGACCTGCAACGTGGAGATGAACAGCTACCGCAAGGCCGACACGGCGCGCGCCATGCTGCCGCTGCGAAACCTGCCGTTTGATCCGCGCATCATTCGAGCTGCAACGATCCAGATCTTCGGTGGCACGTTCGGCGCCGCCGAGTTTGCGGAGGCCAACGGCCCCGTAGGTGCGCCCGGCCTCGTACTGCCCGACACGGTGCCACTGGGCCGGGGTGAGTCTGGTCAGTCTAACGAGATATTCCGGGGGTTCGTGGACGACTGGGAGTCGGTGATCGAAGGGACCGACACGGTGACGCTGAGCGCTCGCGACTTGACCGGCCCGCTGCTGGACGCCGAGATCTCGGAAAACTTCCTGCGCGACCTTCCGCAAACCCTGCCGCTCGACCAGCTGATCCAGCTCCTGCTGACGGGCGACGGCGCGCCGACGCCCGAGATCTCCAGGCGGTTCGGTGTGCCCGGCTTTCGCGGGATCGTGGTGGTCAACGAAACGGGCGGAGGCATTCCGCCCCCGCCGTTCCTGCCCACGCTGGCGGAGATACGGCCGCCGCAGTGGCTGGACAGCAAGCGCACAGCGAAAAAGGGCCGCAAGCGTTCGCCCGGTGGGGGCCAAAACCAGAGCTATTGGGACGCCATCACGGACCTGTGCGTGACCGCGGGGTTTATCGTGTACATGCGGCCGGGCAAGATACCGATCGACATACCTGGGATCGGCACCGTCCTGCCTGCCGCCGAGATCGTGATCAGTAATCCGCGCACGTATTACAAGGAGAGCAACACCACGGGCACGATCGTGCCGCCCAACGTCCGTGTGCTCACGTACGGGCAGAACGTCGGCAAGCTCAAGATCAAGCGAAAGCTAGGCGGCGTCAAGGTTCCCACTGTTGAGGTGCGCGCGTTCGATACAGCGACTGGCGAGCAGCTCAGCTCGCGCTTTCCCCCGCTGCTCAAAAAGAAGAACAATCAACCAACGCCGAGCGGCCAGGGTGACCGCGAGGAGGTCAAGGTGTTCGTGCTGGACGAGATCAGCGGGCCCTTTGCCACCGCGCAGCTGGAGGAGGCGGCCAAGTCCATCTACGAGCAACTAGGCCGCGGCGAAATGGAGATCCGAGCGAGCACCAAGCACCTGGCCGCGCTCAAGGTGAACCGCGACAAGGGGATCGAGGCCGATCTCTTCCGGCTCAAGCCAGGCGACCCGATCGTGATCGAGATCGACCAGGCCGACATTGAGGCGGGCCGCGTCAGCGCTACTACCCTCTTCCAGGGCGGCAGCTTCGAGCAGCAGGTGGAGCGCATGCTGGCCGTGGGCATACCGCAGGCCGCCGCGATCAAGGCCGGGCAGGCGCTGGAAAACCCGTTTCTGCAAACCGAATTCCGCACGCAGACCGTGTCCGCCTCGTGGGCCAATAGCAGCGGGTGGGAGATGCAGATCACGGCGATCAACTACCTGGACATTCGCGACAGCGTCCAGAAGATCACAGGGGGGCTCGGTGGCTGATCGGAGGGTACTGCGCAACGACTCACGCATGATGGCGATGGACCCGGCGCGGATCCGCCGTCCCCTCGGTGGTGGGCAGCAGAGGAATTTCCAGTGTTGGGGACTCGTCGGCCACACCGACAAGCTGACCGGCCTGCCGGAGCCCACGCCCTCGTACGTTCGGATCGAACAGGGGCAGATCTTCGTGGAGTGCACGATCGTGCCCGACGGCGATCAGATCGTCGCGCGGCTCGGCATGGACGGCGCGGGCGAAGGGCTGGCCGAGTATTTCCCGCTTGCGTTCGGCTGCCGCGTGGTGATCGACCTGATCAACGGCAACCCGCAAAACGCCGTGATTCGGTCGTGCCTCAACGATGCAAACTGCTCGTTTCCAGAGGACGTGGCGGGCGTGCAGACTGGGGCGGTGGGCGCTCAAACCCCGGGCGTCAGCGTGCCGGCCCCGCTGTGGCGCTTTTTCAAGCTCGGCCCGGGGCAGCTGCTTGCGATTGAGACCCAGGGAGGTGCGGACATACTCCAGCACTCGGCTGGCGTCGTTCACCTGAAAGCCGGGACCGGCCACCACCTGGAGGGGCGCGTGCACCTGGGCGAGGCTCCGACCGTTCCCCCGGTAGGGCAGACGGTTGGCCCCGCGGGCGTGCCGATCCCCGGCGTCCCTGCGATCCCGCACATTCCGATCCCCGCAACGCCGAGCACCCCCGCGCCACCTGCCACGATCGTGCCGTACGTTGGGTCCGAGGACGGCGTGATCCGTTCAAAGGACGGCGTGCAGTCGCACGTCCTGGTGGATCCCTCGTTCTGGGCGTTCATCACCGCGCTTTTTGCCCACCCCCTGATCGGGCCGGTGATCGGCGGCGTCCCTCCGATCGCCCTACACTCGGAGCACAGCGGACGCAACGGCCCCGGAAGCCAGCACACCGCGAGCGACTAGGCCATGGCAAGCAATCAGAGCAGGCTCAACTCCGGGATCCCTGCGATCCCCACGCCGCCGGAGCTGACCGACGGCGCCATCCGCTACGGCAACGCCTATCTGGGCGTGAGCGGGAAGGAGGGCGCGGCGACCCAATGGGGCAACTACCTGCGCCGGATCCCCGTTGCGCTCACGGGGCTGGCGGTTGCGGCCAGCTCGCACACAACCTCCAGCCCCGGGGCTGTGCTTTCCGTGCAGGCAACCACCGCGACGTTCGCCGGCGGCAAGGTCATGGTGGCGTCAGGCGCAGCGGCTGGCGGCGAGGTAAAGGTGGTCTACAACGCTGACGGCACGGCTACGCTGACGTTCAACGGCATAGACGCCGTGACCGTTTGCGCAATCCACCAGCTGCAGGTCCCCGCCGAGGTGATCGCATTCCTGGACGCGGAAACGGATCCAGCGTGAGCACTGCAGCACAGTGGCGACCAGGCAACAAAGTGGCGCAGCGCATCGCCAACGCGCTGCTGCGGGCGTCGCGGGCGGGGCACTTGCCTGACGCGTTCCCGGCGTGGGCGGACACCACCTGCGTGCAGGGGATCACGCACACGCGTTTGACCCCGGGGACGCGTGCGCAGCTCGGCAGATTGTGGCGGCAGTACGGGTCCGCGGCGATGGCGGAGGGCGAGGCGGCGGAGGTTCGGGACGTGATGGAAACGGCGCTGCTGCTGAGCGCGTGACCGCAAGCGCCGCGCGCTGGTAGCATGGGCGCCACCACCCGCCCACCACCACCACCATGGCAACGGCACAGATCAGAATTGATCAGCCGGCGCACCCGTCCCAAATTCAGGGTGTCCCCGGTCGCAGCAGGCGCGACATTGTCCGAGGGCAAAGCGTCCAGCTGCGCAACGCGAACGACTCCGGCGTACGGTCGCACCGTTGGCAGATCCTCAGCCAGCCGAGCCTCACCAGCCCCGACGCGCTGAGCAATCCTAACTCGGCCGTCCCGACGTTCACCCCCAACGCCGAGGGGACCTACCGGATCCGGCTCACCGTCAACGAGGGGAGGCAGGGCGAGGTCTTCACGATCCTGGTGGTCGTCCTGGACAGCCTCGGCAATCGAGTGCCGGCGGCGGGCGAGGAGGACGAGGCCAACTGGTTGGACGAAACCGGGTTTCAAAATACGCGAGGGTGGCAGCCTGACCTTGAGCGCTACCTGCTGAGCACGCGCCAGCAGTTCGATTTCAAGGGCAGCGTGAGGGCGGCTACCGTGATCGCCGGCACGCTCGCCACGGACTTTGAGGACGGGGACGTGATCGACACGGTCACGCTGGCCGAGCTGGACGAGATCCTGATCAAGAATCAGGCGGCCCAAGAGGAGAACGGCAAATACATCGTCCAGGCTTCCGGCGCGCCGATCCGCAGCTCGGACGCCGACGAGGACGCCGACGTGACGGCCGGCTTGTTCGTGATCGTCGAGGAGGGCTCACTCAAGGGCACCGGGTGGGTGCTCACGACGCCAAACCCGATCATCGTTGGCACCACCGGCCTGGTGTTTTCGCAGTTTGGCGGCGGCCTGGTGACCTGGGCCGCGTCCCTGGCCCTCGGCAACGTCAGCGGCAGCGTCAACCCAACGCTGACCGCCGGCGATTCGCTCGTCCATGACATCGGCGCCAACGGTTCAGGGTCGATCAACTGGGACAACGCCACCAACCCGCGCCAAGGGTCGCTGACGTACGACGACGCCGTGGACGAAATGCTGACGCGGGTGGAGGACGTGGACCAGGTCGGGCAGTCCGTGTCCGCCTTTGCCCCGGTCGCAGCTCGTGACAACGCGATCGATCTCGGCGTGACCGCCACGCGGCGCTTTAGAAACGCGTTTCTGAGCGCGGCCATGTTCCTGGCCGGCGCCGTGGTGGCGGACGCCCCGATCACTGGCAACGATCTGGTGATCGGCGGCGGCGCTTCCGGTGTGCCGGCGGGGCTGACGATCAACGTCAACAACGACACGGATGGTTATATCCACATAACCAGCGGCGGGTTGACGCCAGACATTTTCCTGCGCGGGGACGTCAGCGCAAACACGCTCACCATCGGAACCGGCAACGCCAGCCGGATGCGCATCACCAGTCACGTCTTACCTGGTGCGACCAGTGTCACGAGCCTGGGGCAGCCCGGTGACGCGTGGCTGGATGTGCACGTCGGGACGGCATACCTGGCCGGAGCCGACGGCGTGGAGACAGGGCCGGCGGACGGGGCCAACATAATCGTAGGAAATACGACGTCCACGACCGCGGCGGGAATGACCTTCCTGACCACGTCGGCGGGCACGGGGTCGCTAGGCTGGTCGGACGTTTCCGGGTTCATGATCGGCGGGCTTTCGTACTCCAACGTAGGCAACATCCTGGCGCAGCATGCAGGCGGTGCGGTCCGCACCATCCTGGACGACAACGGCAGCGACGCCGGCGGACCCATGTTCGGGCCCAACAGCGGGCAGACGGTTGCGCTCGGCACGGTCGCGGTCCCGTGGTCCTTTGTGAATGCGGGGGCGGGACTATTTGCAGGTGCGACCGAGGCTAACGGAGCCCTCAGCGCTAAGTCCATAGTGTTTGGCGACGGCGCCGGCTCATACGGGATTTCGGCGTTCATCGGCACGGGGTCGATTGGGCGGTTCGGCGTTACCGATGTTTCGGGCGGGGCAATGCGCGGCGGCTTCCAGATGAATACTGGGGGCGATATTATCATCCTGATCGCCGCGGGCACGGCCGTGACGAGTGCGACGTCTGCCGCGTTCTCGCCGTTTTCGGATGGCGACAAAACCCTAGGGCTGACCGGTTCGCGGTGGTCAACGGTCTTTGCGGTGGCCGGTGATTTTACCGGGAACGTGACCCTCAACAGTGCCAACCCGATTTTCACCGTAGGTAACGCACTCGGATCCCCTGTCATCATCATCGACAAGCTGGCAACGGGCATCGGCGTTGTCCGATGGAACGAC